ACAGGAGACATGGTAATGCAAGTTACTGGTGGTACTGTAGAAATACACGCTGACGGCGGAACTGTTCCTATTGTGGGAGTTTTTATGGGATGTCAGTACACCGATCCTACTTCGGGCGAGCAAGTATTTAGCGCATATTATCCAGCAAGCACAAATGCTTCGGATATTATCGCTTTTATAGTGGACGATCCTAATGTTGTATTTGAAATCCAAGCTGATGACACTTTCCCAATAGCTGATCTATTCGGAAATTTTGATATTGTTTATACAAACAGTTCAAGCACTCAGTCAGGACTTTCAGGTGCGGAATTAGACGTCACAACGGGTGCTACAACAGCTGGGTTACCGCTTAAAGCAATTGATATATCAGAAGATCCTGATAATTCAGATATTGCTTCGGCGAACACAAATGTTTTAGTTGTTATTCAAAATCATATCTGCGGTCAAAAAGGCGCAGGTCTAGCATAATAGGAGTAAATCATGGCTATAAATAGAGCTCAATTAGCGAAAGAATTAGAACCAGGATTGAATGCCCTTTTTGGGATGGAATATGCTCGTTATGATTCTGAACACGAAGAAATTTACGAAACTGAGTCTTCCGACAGAGCGTTTGAAGAAGAAGTAATGATCGTTGGCTTTGGGAATGCCCAAACAAAACAAGAAGGAGCTGGGGTATCGTTTGATAGCGCTACTGAAGGTTATACTTCTCGTTACAGCCACGAAACTGTTGCTTTAGCTTTTGCACTTACAGAAGAAGCAGTTGAAGATAATCTTTACGATAGACTTGGTTCAAGGTATACAAAAGCCTTGGCTAGATCTATGGCGAATACCAAACAGGTTAAAGCTGCTGCAACATTGAACAATGCGTTCGATAGTAGCTTTACTGGTGGAGATGGGCAACCTCTCGTTTCTAACGCTCACCCTCTCGGTGGCGGTGGAACTTCCAGTAACAGACCTTCAACTTATGCCGACTTGAATGAGACTTCATTAGAAGATGCTCTTATTAATGTTTCAACTTTAGTTGATGACAGAAATTTGACAATTGCTCTTCAAGCGCAAAAGTTAATTATTCCACCAGCGTTACAATTCGTTGCTGACAGACTATTGCAAAGCAATGGCCGTCCAGGTACATCTGACAATGACGTAAATGCTATGAAGAATATGGGTATGATCCCTCAAGGATATGTTGTTAACCATTATCTAACTGATACAGATGCTTGGTTCTTAAAAACAGACTGTCCTGATGGATTTAAACATTTCCAAAGAAGTCCAATGACTACAGCCTTAGAAGGCGATTTCGATACTGGTAACATGCGTTACAAAGCTAGAGAAAGATACTCATTTGGATTTTCTAACTGGAGAGCTGTTTACGCTTCTGAAGGTATATAATCCAAATTTTTTTGGTAAAGGGAGCTTCGGCTCCCTTTTTTTTTAATAAAATCTACAAAAAGCTACCTTTAGCGTGATTCTTGATGTAGAATTTAAGTAAACCGAGGTATATATATGAATACTGGTTTACATATGAGTATTAGCCTAGCTAACTCACCCTGCAATGGACGTTGCTCAACGTCAATGGCTCCCTTTGACGAAAGATGTCAAGGTTGCGGCCGAGATATAGAAGAAATAAGAGACTGGGAAACTTATCCTGATTTCAGCAAAAAATTAATTAATGTAAAAAACTGGCTAGATGGTTATAATATTAGACAAAAAAAAGAATCAACAATGACAGCAAAAGACATTCAAAAAATAAAAGATATAGATGGTAGAATGACAACTGTTATTGCTTTGGTTGAAATGATTGGTAAAGATATGATAGATGAGTTTGGCAAAGATCCAGCAATCAAAAAGTCTTATCAAGCCTTATTTGAGTGTAGAAAAGAAATTTTAAAATCTAAAGAAAATTTTCCTCAAGAACTTTAATTCTTTCATTTATCAATACATTCATATACAATCAAATAACTAGGATTGTTAACCTATCTATCGACTGACCTAGCAGACAAGCCAAGACGATAGATTTTTTCCGTAGGAGGAAATTATGGCAAATTCAACTTTTAACGGACCAGTTAGGTCTGAGAATGGCTTTACAGTCATTTCAAAAAATTCAACAACAGGTGTTATTACTACTGAATTTACTTTAGATGGTGATGGTATGAAGGTTGCACCTGTAGCTTTAACTGACGCAGATACAACACTAACAGCAACAGCAAATGGTGGCCGTACTAATGTAGTTCCAGCTCTTTCAGGCAATAGAACTCTTACATTACCAAGTCCCTCTGCTGGCGTTTACTTTAAATTTGTTTATGGTGGTGCAGCAGAAGAAACAGAAAACCTTATTATTGATACAGGCTCAGACACTAATTTCTTCTTAGGTGGAATTATACATTTAGATTCTAATGCAGATAATGTTTCTGTTTACGCTGATGGTAACTCAAACTCCATTCTTACTTTAACTGATTTTGGTTTATTTGAAATTAATATCTTAGCTAAAGATTCAACTAACTGGTACATTTGGGGTAACCAAGAAGGTGCAGACGCTCCAGCATTTACCGACCAATCTTAATAGGGGTAAATTATGGCTGATGTAGTCACATCTCAAACAATTCAAGACGGCGAGAGAATTGCCGTCTTGAAATTTACTAACGTTTCTGACGGTTCAGGTGAAAGTGCGGTAAAAAAAGTTGATGTATCAGCTTTAAACGCTAATAGCTTGGGCGAAGCTTGTACTAGAGTTTCAGTTGCTCGAATTTATTGGGCTACAAGAGGAATGGGAGTTAACCTTGAGTTTGATGCTTCAACTAATGTTTTGTTAACAGGGTTACCTGCTGACTCTACAGGAGATGAGTATTATGACTTATTTGGTGCCATTCCTAATAACGCTGGTAGTGGTATTACTGGAGATATTGATCTAACAACCGTTGGACATTCTAGTGGTGACACTTATTCAATAATATTGGTTTTGAATAAAACCTATTAATGAATGGCTCGCAAAGCGGCAAAGCCAATTCGCAGAACTACCAAGGGTAAGAAAGCTAACTATAGGCCTACAAAAAAAGGCGCAGGGATGACTGCGAAAGGTGTAAGAGCCTATCGTAAAGCTAACCCTGGATCTAAATTAAAAACAGCTGTAACAGGCAAAGTTAAAAAAGGCAGTAAAGCTGCTAAAAGACGCAAATCATATTGCGCTAGATCGCTTGGACAACTTAAACGTAGTTCAGCCAAAACAAGAAATGATCCTAATTCAAGAATACGTCAAGCAAGACGAAGGTGGAAATGTTAAATGGCTAGTGGAAAAAAAGATGCTTGTTATCATAAAGTAAAGCGTAGTGCGGAAGTTTGGCCTAGCGCATATGCTAGTGGCAGATTAGTCCAATGCAGAAAAGTTGGCGCAGCTAATTACGGCAATAGCAAGAAAAGAACAAAAAAATCAGCTGGTGGCGAAGTAACATTTGTTAAAGCAAGAGGTTTTAAAAATATACTTCCAGGCAAAAGAACAAAAACCAAATTAAGCTAATGGCTAAAAAAGAAACACTTAGAGATTGGTTTTCTAAAAATGATGGTACAGGATGGGTGGACTGTAAAACAGGTAAGCCTTGCGGTAGAAAAAAAGGTGAAAAACGCAGAAGTTATCCTGCCTGTAGACCAACAAAAGCTCAATGTACATCAGCAGCCAAAAAGAAAACCAGCTCTAAAAGAATTAGCTGGAAAGATGGTAGGACAAAAAAAGCAAAAGGCGGTCCTATAAGTATTTATATAGCAAGAGGTTGTGGTAAAGTAATGAACAATCGAAGAAAAAAAACTAAAGAATATTAGGAGTAATAATGTTTAGAAAAACTAGCAAAATGTATGCAAATGGTGGAAAATCTAAAAAACCCGCAAAAAAAGGCGTGAAAATGCAATATGGCGGAGTTGCAGAAAAGAAAAAAACCAAAGGTATGCGTAACGGCGGTCTAATGAAATCTAAGGGTATGCGTAATGGCGGCCCAATGAAATCCAAGGGGTACAAAAAGGGCGGAAAGGCAAGTAAATAGTGCCTTATTTGTATAGCAATATACCCCATTTTAAATGCTGGGTAAGGAGAGAGTACACCCATAACCACGGTAAATATCATGGTGAATTTCTGCACGCTATGGCAGTTGGCGTTACGACCATGCCTTGCAGGTGTTTAAGTTTTCAAATGATTTTTACAGGTATAGAAGCGGAAGGAGAACCAGAAGACACAGTTCACGGTGGAGCTATGTGGGCTCGTATGCCTATTACAGCTTTGGTTGGGGATACTCCTTTTGAAGAGTGGCCAGAACCAATGGCTGTCCATGATGCTCAACCTTGGGATTGTTCTTCGCATACACATGCAGTTTATGTAATTGATAGAGCAACACCATGTCCTTGGATGGCAAAGATAGATGGTCAATTTTTTCCTGCTAAATACATGTTTACAGTAGATTATGCCGAAAATGAAATAGCAGATGATCCCGCCCAACATAAACAAAGTCACGTACTAGAATTGTTAGATGCAGGTAAATGGACAGGAAATATTGTTGCTTTGCCTAACAATAGAGTTAGGGTAACGCACCCAGCTTGGTTTGAAACAGGTAGCGGTGCTCCAGACTTTAGGCCATCTGCACATATACATTATTCAAAATCTGATTTAGACTATACCTTAGATGTCAATAGAGTTTTTGATAACTTGTATAACGATACGGAGGAATAATGGCAGAACTAACAGTTGCACAAAAAAGAAAATTAGTTAGTGCATTAAAAAAAGCTTCTAAATCTCATCTTGCACAAGCAAAAATTATTGAAAAAAGTCTTAAAACAACAAAGCGTAAAAAATAATGGCAACGTCAAGCAGTACAGATTTTGAGCCAAACGTAGCTGAGTTTGTAGAGGAAGCATTTGAAAGATGCGGCCTAGAACTTAGAACTGGTTATGACCTAAAAACAGCTAGAAGATCAATCAATTTAATGTTAGCTGAGTGGGCTAATCGCGGTTTAAACCAATGGACAATAGAGCAAGCAACGCAAACTGTTACAGAAGGAACAAGTAGTTATTCTTTAAATTCTAATGTAATTGATATATTAGATATGGTTGTTAGGCGTACTGTTAATTCAACTGAAACAGATATTTCTATGGATCGCTTGAGCAGAAGCCAATATATTAATATTCCAAACAAAACAACCAAAGCAAGGCCTTCTCAATTCTTTTTTGATAAATTATCAACGCCAGCTATAAAAGTATGGCCAGCCCCAGAAAACTCTACAGACGTATTGGTTTTTAATAAAATTGTAAGAATGGATGATGCAGATAAAGCAACGAATACAATGGATATGCCGTTTAGATTTTACCCTTGTTTTGCTGCTGGATTGGCTTATTACATTTCTATGAAAAGAGCTCCAGATAGATCTGCTTTATTAAAACAATCATATGAAGAAGAATTTCAAAGAGCCATGTCTCAAGATGAAGACAGAGCATCTTTTAGAATTAGACCTTATATAGCAGGATTATAAAATGGCTTACGCAAGCGCTAAATTTGCAATCGCTCTTTGCGATAGGTGTGGTTTTCAATATAAATTACTAGACCTTAAAAAAGAATGGAATGGTTTAAAAACTTGCCCAGAATGTTTTGAATCTAAACATCCGCAATTAAACCCGCATACCGCACCTTCAGATCCTCAAGCTTTATATGACCCAAGACCAAATAATGACAAAGAATTAGGTGAAGGGTTTATAGTTGTCGTGGATAATAATTTTATGAACCCAGCAAACGTTGGATCAAATTTTACAGTAACTGAAATGACAGCAAGTGTTGGAGCAGTTACAATAACAGTATGACTTTAACCGAACTAAAAACTCTTATACAAAATTACGTTGAAAACGACGAAACAACTTTTGTTGCTACGTTAAACGATATGATTGAAATTGCAGAGGAAAGACTTTTTGAGTTAATTCAATTTGATTTTTTTAGAAAAAACGTAACAGGAAATTTAACAACTGGAAATACTTACTTAACAGCTCCGTCTGATTTTAAAATGAGTTTTTCTTTAGCTATTATAGACAGCAGCAGCGATTATCATTATCTAGATAAAAAACATCCTAGTTTTATGCGGGAGTATTCTAACGATGCTTCAACAAGCTCAGAAAGAGGAAGGCCTTTATATTATGCAGATTTTGATAAAGAACTTTCTACGGCTTCTAGTAATGGATCTACTTTAATTGTTTCTCCAGTCCCAGATGCTGATTATTCGGTTGAGCTACATTATCTATATAAGCCATCAAGCTTAACTTCTTCAACAACAGGTACTTGGCTTTCTCAAAATGCAAAAAATGCTTTGCTTTACGGTAGTTTAATTGAAGCCTACACATTTATGAAAGGTGAGCCAGAGCTAATTACTTTATACGAAACTAGATTTAATCAAGAGGTGGCTAGATTAAAAAATTTAGCGGAAGCAAGAGGCAGAAAAGACGAATACAGATATGATTCTTTAAGAAGTCAAATTAGTTAAATTTAAAATGGAGAAGATATGGAGCCAATTCAAGAGCTAAAAGGCGCTACCGTAGCTATTGTAGCTTTAGGAAACAGTTGGTTTGATTACAATTTAGCAAAATCACACGGCACTTATTTTGATGAGGTTTGGGCTATTAATTCAGTAGCATCTGTTATATTCCACGATAGAGTTTTTATGATGGATCCTGCTAGTCGTTTTTATGATACTGAGAATGCAGGAAATCAAACAAGTGGAATGCTTGATGTTTTAGAAAATGGCAATAAACCTATCTACACTTGCGAGCTAGACGAGCGTTGCGATAACTTAGTAGAATATCCAATTAACGAAGTTTTAGCCTCTTTAAATTGTCACTATCTAAATAATACAGTTGCTTATGCAGTAGCTTTTGCTGTTTGGAATAATGTAGGCCAGATAAATATGTATGGTGTAGATTTTAGCTATAAAGGAAATTTACACTTTGCAGAATCTGGAAGAGCATGTGTAGAGTATTGGTTAGCCAAAGCAAGCGATTTGGGTATACAAATTGGTATTGCAGGATCTAGCGGATTATTAGATACGAACGTTCCTGATGATGAAAAGTTATATGGCTATCATCGTTTAGATGATCCAATGATTGTAGTTCAAGAAAAAAATAAATTAATTGCAAAAAAATCTAGCGAAAAAATTACAAACAAACATCAGTTTGAACCAACTTTAATTGGTAGAAATGATGAGCATTTAAGGGAGCCTAAAAAATGGTAGATAAGTTAACGCCTGGTGGATTGCCAGAGCTTGGAGTGGTAGAAATAGCAACAACAAATTTTGGAGGCCATCCCCCCGAGTTTTGGGCTAAACAATTAACTGAAAAAATAGTTGGCTATTCTGATGAAAATGAACAACATATAAAAGACCAGGCTAGAGCTTACAAAGATTTAATTTATAAAGTTTGTTTGATATATATTCAAAATGCTATAAAATCTTATAAAGCATCTTTGATTCAAGAATTAACTCAAGGAGATGCTGAAGATTTGGCAAAAATAATCAAAGGTATTTGAAATGGCAATTACATCAACATTAACAACCAGCTTTAAAAAAGAATTATTAGAGGCTGTCCACAACTTTAAAAATTCTGGTGGGGACACTTTTAAACTAGCTCTTTATACTAGCTCGGCAACAATTGGTGCTGCAACAACAGCATTTGTTACAACTGGACAAGCAACTGGAACTAACTATACTTCTGGTGGAGCAAATTTAACAAGAGTAGACCCAACCTCATCAGGAACAACAGGTTTTACTGATTTTGCAGATTTAACGTTTGGAACCGCTACAGTTACTGCTAGAGGTTGTATGATTTACAACTCTAGCGACAGCAATAAATCAGTTGCTTGTATTGACTTTGGTGG